TTGCATTTTTTACGTCTTTTCGAAAGCCATTCATTGTATATCCAGTATTCAAACCGTCCCATAAATGTTCAGGATCTCCGTGGGCAGACGCAACGCCTCTTTTATTTCCCTCTTTATGACTTATAATAACGCCGTCGGCCATCGGATCAAGATTAAACTTCTCACATAGCATTGCAAAAAGAGAAACAGCAGACTCATAAGTTCGTTTTACAGCGGCAACAGCCATGTTTCGGTCAGTGCATGTAAATGTCGAACCACTTGTATATTTTATGTTTTTCGGTTCACACATCTCTATTCCTATATGAGTGTTGTTTGCATTCCCACCACAATGCCATCCTCTGTGATTCCAAGGAAGCGTCTGATAAACGATTCCATCATTAGCGTCTATAAAACCATGTACACATGCGTTTTTATAATTCTGAGAATTAAATATCTTTATAAAAACATTTGCACTGGGCTGTGGAGTCCCTACGGAATGAAGCATTATGCCCTTCACCGTTATTTTCTTACCAGCAATATAGCATGGATTTTTTGTAACTATGGACTGTATCAGTTTCAAAGCGGATCCCTCCTTAAAATATCAACCTCTTGTATTGAGTTTCCTTCTTCTTGCGGCATTCAAAGCTCTGTTATTCTCCATAACTTCTCTGCTGCTCATTTTCTTCTGCGAACCACCCTTTATGTTACACACATTTATCAAAGTAAGAAGTCTGCTTAAATGCCATTTCTGACATTCAAATGGTATTCCATAAAATATCATCCAGTAATAAATAATCTCCGCAGTTATTATCTCGCGATTTGGCGGTCCATTGTTTTTCGAAAACGTAGTCGCAGTCATTGACGAATCGATGTAATCAGATACTTCAGAAAGCAGTTTTGGCATTACGATCAATGCTGTATAAACATTTGGATCAACATTCTGAGTTATTGTCATACATCTTACATAATCAACAAACTCTTCCACCGTTTTTGAATCCTTCGAAAGAAAAGGTTTATGCCACTTTGATTCCCATTTTGAAAGGGAGACCAGAGAATGCTCAAGTAAAAGAGTCTGTTCTTTTGTAGCCGGTATAAAAATATTATTTAACGAATCGAATTGCTCCGAACAGGCAGGAATCGTTATTTTAAGCATTTAAGGTCTCCCCCGTTAAAGATCATATTACGCTTTCTGCTCTTCGCTCTTATTATCTAAAAGCCTAGGAGTTGCCTCTTCCTTCTTTTCCGACCTCTGAGCGGGAATTATTCCGTTAACAAAATTTGCAGCAGCTTCCGAATTAGTAGCAAGCTCCATAAAAAGATCGCTATAAGCCTCTGTCTGTGAAAAGGCATCCCTAAGCTCCTGAGTCTTTATAAAACGTCTTCCGTCCGGGGATTTCTCACCATAAGCTCTTAAAATTATGTCCTTAAATAAAGCAACTATCTGCTTTCCATCCTGTGCGGATACGATCCGGTTTATCATTTCAACCAGACCGCCTTCAACAGAAACTTCCATTTCCGTTATTTCAGCTTCCGTAAGATTGAAATAGAAATCCTCGGTACGAGTACTGCCATTATAGTCATTGTAAGTTCTAGTAAGTTTTAACATTGAAGTCATTCTCCTTTCAGAAATAAAAAAAGCGAAGCCCTCTTATAAAAAGAGGGCCCGCTCAATATTATTGTACAATTTCAAATTACGATCAGGTCATCTGACCGGTGGTAAGTATTTCAATTACTTTATCCGGAAGAGGAAGTATGGGATCCTTATTTTCCGTACCGTAAAGTATATCTTCGAGAGCTTTAAGATGATTATTGGGATCTGTTGTACTATCAAATTTTCTCGAATCTATGGTTATACTTGCCGTAGGCTTAAAGTCACCAGTAGTAATATCCACAGGAGTGGTAGTAACAGTCCAGCTGAATGTTACGGCTTCGGGGCTTTCGTTTATGGACTGAAAACCTCTCTCGGAAGGAGAAGCCATAGCGCCATAAATAAGATGAAGCTTATAACCATGATCCTGACCGTCAACATCATTACCAACCTTGGTGCGGAACGAAAGACCGAAAGTCTTTCTTGCCTGCTGACCCGCAATAACACCGTTGGAAATTTCGGCCGAACCGTCACATTCCATCCATTCATCAGGGTAGGTGTAACCCTCGATTGTCGCTCCGAAATCTTCCGCTGCTATAAGATTAAGATACTTAATATTATCGGCATAAAGCGGATTTGCGTCCGCACCGGAAGGAGTTTCGTTGATAGCGGTTATACCATTCCATGCAACACCATTGACATATTTACCTTGCTGATTTATGAGGTATAATACGCAATGGTCGACACCGGTCTCATAATAACGATCGCCGGTCTTATCCCATATAATTCTACTCATTAATTTTTCCTCCTATCAAAAATATAAATTAAAAATATCGTGATGAAGATTGTCTGCAGTATAATGTCGTTCATGAGAACACATAGGAAGCATCGCCAGCTTCTTTGGGATGTCACTGTCTGGATTCTTATAAATTAAAATGATCTGATAACGGTCAAAAAGCCTATAAGGGCTGTCATCTGCAAATATCTTATCGATTTTAGACCGCTCATACCGTATACAGTCATAATCCATTTTAAGCGAAGCAGGAGGTTGAAAATATACATTTTTTGAACCAAGTATTTCCTCAAGAATATTCTGAAGCTCAATTCTGCGATTCATTGTATAAACCTCCTATTGTAAGAATCAGTCTCGGATAGTTGACTTCCACTTTACTTATTTTCCACTTGGCACCCATAAATTCGACATATCGCATTTTATGGAAATTATGTCTGGCAAACGGATCGGCAACTATGCTTATCTCATTTGAAATGTTAATATCATCATTTATCGAAGATCCGTTCTGCAGCTGTCGAGAATTTCTTGTAAGATCTCCGTAATACGGATACGTTACTATCTGCTCCTCCCATACTCCTGGGGCAATTTCAACTGTATCCGAATAACCGATCAATCCATAAAATTTACTCATCGTTAAGTACCAGATCATAAAGACCATAAGTCTTGGATGTCTGCTTATACCCCTTCTTGCTTGCCACGACAGTCATCGTCTTGTCAACCGTCTGCAAGTACTTGTCCGAGACGTGGAGTACCGCGATTCCTCTAGAATCCGGCGATACAGGTTCACCGTCACTAATAGCTATAATTATTTCAGCATCGTCAACATCGGAAACAGACGCTTTGATCGCAATATAATAATTATTTGCTTTCTTTAGCAGTGTACCACTTATAATACCGTCAAGATCCTGGTACTCCGACGGAGCATCTGGGGCTATGGCCTCAATTGACAAATTACTCTGTATTTCACCAACATAACAGTCATAGTCCTCAAGCTCAACATTAGGATCTATATTAACGTCTACGGACAAGCCCGTTAAGGGTTTGTGGACTCCGGTTCTTCAAGAGCTATTGCAGAATAAACACGGGTAAGAGCACCGCTGAGTCTAGTCTCTATAAGATACTTCTGCTTGTTAAAGTCTATATCAAACTGATCAAACTTCGTTATCTCGCCGCCCTTGGTAGAACCAACAGTATAGTCAGAAAGGTTTACAAATATACCGAGAAGCTTGTGAACAGAAGCATCGCTCTCTTCAACTCTGGTAAGACCTTCGAACTGCTCTGCAGTATAAAGATTACCGATGTTAAGAGCAGCAGCAAGATCGCTCTTGGAATTGTATATACGTCTGCCGTTCATATCACGGGCAAGAAGCATAACGTTAACAAGATGCGGGGTGCAGAAGAAATCAGGAGTTCCAGTACCCTTATAGTTCTCGCGGGCATAAAGAGCGGCAGTGATTATAGCCTCGGCATAAATATAATTGTCACCGAAATAACCGCTACCAGTCTGACCATTAAGCTCTTCACGCGCTGCTTCGATGTCAACATCATAGTGAATGGTGTAAGTATCGTCGTCCTTCCAGATCGAACGGATATGATCCTCAGAGATCTTATTAGGATCGCTGGACTCACGACCATCGCCGACCATGATAGCCATTGCTATCTCTTCGTTGAGAATGTCGCGCATCGTATCATACTGATACTGAACAACATCGAAATCGGTAATGTCGATGATGTCATCGCGATGAAGCGAATCAAGAACATATATGGTCTGAGGATCAGTAGTTCTGGAAATAGCCCTCATATTACCGGTAGGATTCTTCTGGTTCGTGTTATTACCGGTCTTCTTCTTATAACCATAACCGCGAAGAGTATCTATTCTCGTATCCATCTGACGAGTACGTATACGGCTGATGGGGCTCTTATGAACCTTCTTCATTACAACGTCTACCCAACCCTGATCTCTGGTAACCTTTTCCGGAGCACCCGGTCTTAAATCCTTGAAATCCGGGAACAGACTCTCTATACTCTCAATACCATGCATAAGCTCGCCACCATGCATAAGTTCATTCTGCTCAAGATAAATATTTAAAGCAGTCTTGAGGCTGCCGACACCATTGCTCTTTGCAAGGTCGAGTATCTCCTTACGATCAGAGTGGCATATAACATTATCTCTGGTCGCTTCATTATCAAAAACATTGTGCTTCACTATGTTTTCTCCTCCTTCATTTTTATCAGTTGTATTATTTTTACCATTGGCTTCTTCTAAAGCAGCGCCTATAAGAGCATACATAACGCGCTTCTGCTTTTCATTCATAGTATCAATGACGTCTTTAATCGTCTCTTCGCTGTCATCATCTTCGTCATCGGAATGCTCAAGATCTTCATCATCATCGACATTATCTTCGTCATCGGAATGCTCAAGGTCTTCATCATTTTGAAAATCGTCGATAGCGGCGCCAATAAGCGCATACATAACACGCTTCTGCTTTTCATTCATAGTATTAATGATATCCTGCATAGTTTCGCCATCATCGTCATCATCGTTTGAATCAGACTGGATTGCGTCTTTTTCATCAGCATGATAAAGACTTATGTCTATACCAGTACTCATGATCATTTCGGTCTCGGCTCCTTCACCATGAGCAAGATCTACGAAGTCTATAAAAGCTCCTGGATTTGCACCTGCAACTACAAGACTTACTTCCTTTATATCACCGTGCATAACATCTCTGTTCGGTGTCTGCTGAAGACCATTCGCATAAATCGAAAGGGCCTCGACATCACCATGCTGAACCAAAGCTTTTGCAGCCTGGCCGCTTTCGGTCTCATTAAAAAAGCAGTAAGCATAAACACCATCTGCTCTGTTTTCCAAAAGGGCATGGCCGAGAATATTAGTCGGTTCGTCATGGCGATGATTCCATACAAGCGGAACAGTCTTACCATCACAATGCTTGAAAGCATTTCTACGAATCGTTCTTCCATCAGAACAAACGAGATCGTTTCTGGTAGCCCATCCACTAAAATCATACTTCTGATCCATTTTGAACTTTTTCCTCCTCTTCTTGATTAAGTTTTTCAGTCAGCTGTTCGATTCTGTCATCAGTAGACTGGCTCAAATTACTGTTACGCAATTCATCAGCCTTCGGATCATTTGAAGGCTTCATACCTATCTTCTGTCTGATTTCATTAGAAGTCATGATCTCATTTCTTGTCATCTTATCCGCTATTTCCGCAATATTACTTACGGGAACAAGACGGAACGGATCTCTAAAGAACAGAATCGTTTGTCTTTGTGATCTGGCTGTCTTTGTGAGGAATTTTCTCCTCATTTCGTCAACAATTGCCGATAAAATAGGTTCGATGGTTCTGGTTGTGTAATTCAGCATCGTTTTTTCATCGGCAGAACCATCCATGATACTCTGAGTAAGTCCTAACTGGCTGTATAGCATGCTCGTTAAATACTCGATCTGCGACATGAGATTGTTATCCACCGGTCTGTTGAGCTGTATTACATGCTCAGTACCGTCTGTATACGCAACTCCGAACTTTGAGCTCG